TTGGGGAAACTTGGGGTTGGTGGATCGTCATGCGGGCCGGCGGCTCGGTCTGCCGCCGGCCGGCTACGGTTTACGCGGCTAGGGTCAAGCGGTCGCCATGCGGTAGGCCGCGAGCGATTCGCCCTTGGCACAACCGAAATCCATGTAACCGCGAAGGGTAACTCCAAGCTTATCCGGCGCGGGTTCGACCTGTTCAATCGTGGGGGTCTGCTGACCGTTAAGGAAAACAACATCCATAGCGGCCAGATCGGCAGCATCCGCACACAGCCACCACGTTGACGCACTCGACAGATACGCGGACGAAACCACGCGATACCGGCCGGCGAGAACATTTGCATTCCCCTGCGCCGTCGTGTTGCCGCTGATAAGCAGCGACGAACCCATAAGTTCAGCCGCAGTAAGTTCCAACTCTGGCGAAACCAGCAACACGCTAGGCGAAATGCCAAGCGGGTTACCATCTGGATCGGTCAACTTCCGATAGGCCGTGGCGGCAGTCTTAAGCGAAGCCAGAGTAAGCGCGTTACCAGCGGCGGCGGTAGCCTTTGAATAATAGGTAGCGTTATTGCTCTGGAACTCCTGCCAAATCTGCTCTGACAGACTAAGGGCAGCCCCGCGTCCAATGCGCTGCGGCAGCGCGGTGAGCGCGTTCAAATCGTCGTTGACCATATCCTGCCGCGTCAGGCTGGAAGTGATGCCGTAGGTATCGGCGTTAACGCTTCGCTTCGAATCGCTAGCGTCTGCCGATTGCATCTGCCCGCCATTGCCGACCTTGGCAAACTTAAAAGAACCATTCAGCCGGTAGAGGCTGACGCTCTTGAAATCGTTGACGCTACGGATAGCGGCAATCTGATCCCAAGTGCGCTCTACCGCGTTAAATCCCGAAAGAAGGAACTTATTCGCGACGTTCGAAAGGATATCGCTAATCGCGTGAGTGGCAAACGCGGCGCGAATCACCATTGGCAGATTCGTGGCGGAAATCCGCGACGAGCCGTTATAGCCGTTGGCGCGGGCCGCCTCCACGAAAACCTCACCGAGCGAAACGCTGCGCTGCTGCTTCGCGGCAGCCTCCACCGTGCGCTCGTCAAAAAACTTTTCCGGCTTCGACAAACCGCCCTGCATACACAGCGCGGCTTCGATCACCTCGCCGCCGGTCGCCGGCTCCGCAACGTGAATGGCGGGCGCGCGAGAATCTCGCGTAGCAATCAACTTTTCCATCGTGTCGATTTTCTTGTTGATGGTTTCGATGGTCGCAAGAAGTTTCGCCGACTGCGATTCCGCGACAACCGCGGGAGCGCTGGCGGGGGCTTCCACGGCGACGTTCGCCGGGGCTTCCACGGCGGCCGTGATGGCTTCCGCGGGCAGTTCGTTGGCGTCGTGCGCCATAGTGGTTTCCTCCGCGGCATCTGCCGCGATTTGGACGGTGGTTGCGTCATCCGCCCCAAGGGTCACAAATGAAACCTCGCGCAACGTCGAGGCTCTAACGATTCGAATAGGCCCGTTGAATGGCTGGCCGTTGACCATCACGGTTTGATCCGCGGGAATGCGTTCATGCCGGCCAACGTCAGCGCCTACGCTGGCCTGCCACTGGAAACCCCTATCGGCCAGTTCCACCACGCGCGAAGCGCCGTCATTGCTGGCAAGGATTTCGGCATCTACGATTAACTCGCCGCCTTCGACGCGAACGCTGGTGGTCTGCCCCAAGATGGAACCAAGCCCGTAATCGTGGCCCATGACGATCGGGATTTTCTGCCGCAGTTTCATGCCGGCCAGATCGATAACGATCGGCTCGCGCGACCACCCTTGCCGGATGGCGGCGCCCGTGTAGGCGCGGATGGAAAACTTTCGCGGCCCCGGCGCCGCGGCCTCGCCAGCGTCAGCGGCGGCGGCCACGAAATCTACCGGCTGTTCGAAAATGATTTTGGTTTTCATAGTGTTTTGCCTAGCGTGGGAACTGTGTCGGTTTCGGCCTCATCGTAGAAATCGAAATCGACAAAAATCACGGCGCGGCATCCTCCGGGGATGGCTGCGGTTGCTGCGGCTGCTGGATGATTTCCGGCAATCCCAGTTCGCGCGCTAACGTCACTTCCGCGGCCCGCTGCCGCAGTTCCGTTTCCCAGTTTTTGCCGGCCTTCGCGTATTCCGCGGAAAGCGTTGTCGTGTTGGTTCGGAGCCGCGTTTCGATTGCGTTGGCTTCCTTCGCGGGGTCAACGTGTTCGCGACCATCCCAAACCCATGACCAACGCCATTCAGCAACGGGCGGAAGCCCTGCCGGGATATAGCCTGTGAGTAGCGCCGCCTCATCTGCCCATTTGTAGAACAGACGATCCAACATTACGCGCTCTATCTCGTCTCGCGCCACGCGCTGCGTTGCGTGATAGATGCCTGCATCCATGCGGCCGGAAGCGTAGTTATAGGAACTAGAATCCAGCGCTGAAATGTTATAGGGCAAGTTCAAAGCGCGCCCGATTTCCGAAACGATTTCGCGCTTGAACTGCGAATAGGTTGACGTTGGCTGTTCCGCTTTTAACTGCGAAACGCTCCAGCCTTCTGGCAGGGTAGTAAGCGTGCGCTTTTCAATCTCGACGGCTTGGAATGCGTCAACCTCATCGACCTCCGCGGCCGGTGAGTTGCTATGGATGAATGCCGCCATATCGGCCGCGATTTCCGCGGCGGCTATCGTGGCTTCGGTATAGCGGCGCATGTTCGCGAACAGCCGCAGCGCCGGGGCAACTTCGGAAATGCCGCGGTGTTGCTGCGGGCGCTGCGCGGTGAACCAATGGACGATCCGCGCCGCGTCGATCCGCGTGAAATCAAACGCGGAGGAATACCAGTTGGAACCCGGATGGTTTTTTAGAACCAGATACGCGGCCACGTTGCCAACCGCGTCGAACTCCATCCCGTCAACTACCGAACCTTCCGCGGTTACCGCGGTTTGGTAGACCCCGGCAGGCGTGGCGACCATATCCGCCTCAATCAGCCGGATATCTAGTTGCACCCCGTCTAGTCGCGGGTTTGTGTAGAAGAGCGCGAAAGCCTCGCCGTCGATTAGTTTGGCCTGCCGCATCGTGCGGAGTTTTGCGGGCAAGTCGATCCGCCACATATCATCGAAAAAGCGGCGCTCGATTTCGCGATCGGCTTCCGGGCTGCCCGTGTCGAGTTGCAACCGCGGCCCGGTTCCCACTAGGTCAACGGCGATCGTTTCCGAAATGCCGGCGAGATAGGAGTTTGAGTTTCGTTCGTAGCGGGCGCGGTTCCTAATCTTGGCGCGAACTGTTGAAGTCAACGCGCCATCCATCGACAGATAATCAGCGTTCGCCCAATGCCGGCGATCGTCAGTTGATTCGGCGGCATCGAATCGCGCGCGAACACGCTGCGGCGATTCGGCCTTGCCGCGCGGCGCTGATCCGAAAAGGTTTCCGAAAAAACCCACTAGACAGACCCCGGCGGAACGATCGTGCTAAACCGCAGCCCGCGGTGGTTTTTCGATGCGGCGGCCTTCGCGCTCAGATACTTGTCGGCTTCGATTTGCTGGGAGATATCTTGCGATTCAACCTCGCCGGCATCCGTGCGCACCCTTTTAGGGCCGGTCGCCGTTTGTTGGATCGCTTGCCGTACTTCTTCACTCATACCCTTACGCTAGCCGCGATGGCTTCGCGCGTAGGGGTCTATGGCTCTACCGGCAGCCATTCGCCGCCGCTACGCTCATACCGCCAAACGTCGCTAAAACCGAGCCGCGTAGCGATGCGGTAGGAGTGCGGCGAGAACACGGCGAGCCGCGATGCTGGCGCGATCACGCCAGCCGAGCGCAGGAACGCGGCAAGCGCCGTGGCTAGGCCGCGGTTACGGTAGCGCGTGTCGGTGAACTGCTCTAGCGTTTGCTGCTCGCGCCAGAAATGCGAACAAGCCCACGCGGCTAGGCAGCCGTCAGAATGCCAGAGCGCCACCGGGGTAACGCTGGAAGCCTCGCCCGCGAGGATGCCGGCTATCTCTAGTTGGAACTCGCTGCCCTGCCTTGATAGCCGGCGAACGATGGCGATTGCGTCAGATTCCGCCAGACCATCGGCGGCCACTAGTGAAATGGTTTCCATGCCGCGGAGTGTAGGCGGCGGCGCCCGCGGGCGGGTGGGGCTATGGCTTCTTTGGCTTCTGTGCCGCGGCGAGCGCCTTGCGCCGGCATCGCGGGCATTCGTAGGTAACCCCCTGCGCCCAATAGCGGACGAAAAATGCCACCATTTCGCTGCTCATCGGCCGACGCATACCGCGCGGCCCTTCGGTTAAAACTTCGGATCGCTCATACCCGCACGGCCAACGATAGGTAAGCCGGTTGCCCTCGCGGGAAACAACCTTGGCACGATTGCCGTATAGGCCGCACAACGTTTTCGGCCTTTTGATTGTTGCCATTGCTTCGGCTCCTATGTCGAGAGAAAAAAGCGCCACCCTGTTCGCGGCTTTCGGCTGGCCGGGTGGCCCCGCCTGTTGTTGACCATGCGCCACCGCGTTAATCAACTCTCCGCGGCATCGCGTTGCATCGCAGCCATTGCGCGGTATCTTTCGGAATCTTCAAGCATTCGCGCCGCCGAAGCGGCAACGGAGTCCGCTGCCGCAATCAGCGCGCTTTCGCGAGAAGCAAAAAGATATCGCGAGTTAGTCCAATCGAACTTTCCGAGCGACCCGATTTCGTTGCTTGTGTATTTGATTCGATACCGCGTTGGATCGTCTTTATCCTGCCGCGTAACGACAACAGAAACCGATTGGTACATGGTGAAATGAGGGCCGGCATAGGTGAACATGGTAGAGCCTATTTCCACGGTGGTCATCGTCATGGTTCCTTGTGTTCGTGTCGATCGATCCTGCCCGCCGGCAAAGTGCCGGCGGGCTTGTGTCATTCAGCGGGCAGCCTTCGCGTCGAGGTTGCCAAGCCCCACCGCGAACTTGCCGTTAAGGCTAGCGGTCAGGCTAACGGTTCGGCCACCGCGGCGGGAGTCTGCGCCCGTCACTTCGTAGGCGCGGCGAATGTCGCGGTTTGCTTCCTCCGAAACGAACCATTGAACCGCGCCCGGAGCCCTCGCGCAGATCGCGTCGATTGCGGCTTCGAAGTGAGCGGTGGCCGTTGCGTAGTCATCGTAGAAAAACGATTCGTAGCGGCTGGCGAACTCGCAGGCGAAGGTTTGGGTGGCGTTCATCGTGTCGGCTCCTAGTTGCGTTGCCCGCAAGGCTCAGTTGCTTGCGATGGGTGTAGTATTGCAGATCGGCAATAGGCTTGCAAGCCCTTGAAAAGATTTTTTTCTGAATGCTGTTTCCCGCGGGATTGCCGCGGTTTCCGCGGGGCTAGGCCGGGCGCCGGGAAACGACAATCCGCCCGCCGCCCCCCTTCGGCAGTTCCACGCGGCGGCGGCGGCGGCCTACCGTTTCGGTGGCCGTGGGGCTAATGCCGGTTATAGATGCCGCCACGGCGCAGCCTACCAAGCAATCCCACCAATGATTGTCGCGGCCTAGCGTTTTCCATTCGTCAACCTCGCGGCCACGCGCGGCAACGTGTACGGGATACTCCGCGGCCAAGTGTTCGAAAAGCAAATCGTGATTGCCTTCGCAAAACGCGATTGCTTCCGGGTCGCCTAGCGTCAGCCGCAGCCGCGCGGCAACAAACGATTTCCAATAGTTGGTATCGAAGAGCGCGGAGCGCTGGCCGGCGCTCACTTGGCCTATGCGCCAGTTCAAGCCCACGCGGTCGCCTCGCGCCCGGCCTTGATCGATGATAGGTTTCGCGCTCGCTCCGATGCCGCGGCCGTGGCTAGGCAGGATGGTAGACGCGAACGCGGAGCGCCGCGCGAACGTGCGAACCGTCGAGGTTGATTGCCCCCAGTTTGCATCAACCAACATTTGATCGACGCGCATCGCTACCCCATCCTCCCGCGACCACTCGCGGCCTAGCAGATTGATAGCGACGGCATCCAGCCCCGCCGATAACGAACCCTCTAGCCCCGCCGCGCCCGTCGCCGCGGTAAGCGTGCGCTTCGCGTGGGCGGCTTCGAAGAATGAAACCGACTGATCGGGGAACGTTCCGTAGT